ATATTATACCAAGTGCTTAAACTTAGTGATGCGTTTGATGGATATGCGGTATATATTCCCCAGTTAGCGTGACCAGAATATACTTTGTTGCTACTTGCCATAAACAAAAAATGACCGCCTGTATCACTACTTAATAAGTTATTATCGTTATAGCCGTTCAAATACGCCCATACAATTTTTGTATAAGCAGTCGTTGGTATAACATTTGTTTTTGTACCTGTACCAGATTGATTTGAACCATTAAATGTAAAATATGATGGCGTACCTGAAGTATATGTTGGACTATTAACCAGTGTTATATCTGCTGTATTTCCTGATATATCATACCAAGTTGTTCCGCTGCCATTATACGAAGATCCATCATTTGGATTCAAACTCAATGTCAATCCAGACAATACAATACCATTTATACTAGGCGCATTTAGCTTTATTTTAGCAAGCAAACCGTTATTACTTTTGTTTATGAATTTAACAAAAGCATCGGAGCTGGAGTTTGATACGTTTTTAAGTTTTATGGCCATATTATGAGAAGATCAGCTTCTTCATTTGTTCCGTTGTGATTGGTTCATCTTCGCGTATACGAATTATCCGTATACCCTTGTCTTCTGCCATTTTATTTTTCAATTCATCCACTTTCATGGCTTTATGTTGAAATCCATACTTTGCATCTTCTTTTGACTTTGGGTGCCAAAACGATCCATCAAATTCCAATAGTATGTTTTGATCGGGCAAATACGCATCATAAAATCTACCACCCATTGGATATTGTGGAACATAATACACATCAAGTTCCTTTAGCATATGATAGTACTTGCGTTCCAACGAAGTAAAATTAAGTTTTGGTTTGAGAGTATTTTTCAAACCAACATATTTCATTCTTCTACGTTCGCTTTTTGATAATACTTTATCTAGTAATGAGAAAGGTTTCATCCGATATAAATTCCGAGAGGAACACGTTGAAGTGTTTGTTGTATTTGTTCAGCCTCAGCCGCTCTCATTTCCATTTGGGCTTTTCTGCCAGTTGCCTCTAAGTTTTCTCTCAGTTGGGTTATCAAATCTGTCTTTTCGGCGGCGGCTTCTTGTCTTAGTTCTCCACCGTCCAATGTAACTTCGGCGCCTGGTATCGGAATGGTTTGATACTTTTGTCGTATTGCTCCAAGAACTTCCTTACACAAAGCCAAGAAATATTTTCTTATCCATTGCTTACCAACAGAATTTACCGTCGAGTATGGTATTACGTTATATGGAACATTGCTATAGTCTCCGATTATCGGAGAAGATACGGCTGAGCCCGAAACATAATATGAACCAGATGGATTTATTCCTTGAGAATCCCTTTCAGTTCCTAGTAGATATTCAAAATACAATTTAAAATTTGATGTTGGTATGGGGAATATAGATAATTTATTGTTTACCAATTCAAAGCTATAACCAGATTTACGCACAAGGTCATTGAATTCAATGGCTTGCATACGTAATAAATCTTCAAATATAGGAGTCATCAAAAATTGTGTAGCAGGAGAATAGCCAGCAAATCCCATTTCATTCAGAACGTTGCTATAACTCATACCGGTCATGCTGAATGGATCATAGATACGTGCAGATGCAGGTGAAGCATTATGAAAAATTCTTCGTATTTCGATACGATTAAAGCTTTCACTTACATCTCCCCATAATTCCTGTAAATCGTAATGCTGTTGTCCTTTTTTCAAATCAATACTTCCGCTTTTCCAATCGACGAATCCACCAACTCCAAATTCCGTACCATATCCTTGAGCTATCTTGATCATGTATGGCAGTCCGCTTCCAACGACATTTGTTTGAGTAAGATTTACATTTGTAGAAGTTCCTTGTAGAACTCCAATATTATTACGGATGTTGAACTGATTAACTTGCGCGCTATATTCAAAACATGCTTCTTCAAAACATGCGTAAAAATTAGCGTCTATCATTTCGACATCCGTGATAGGATAACCAAGTCTTGTTGCTGCCCATTTAGCAGCCGAACGACCATCTGCCGCAAAAGCTGGATCTAATTCAAAAAACCCAAAAGGAGTACTCCCAGAAGTTATAATCGACCCAGAACCTGGCCAACGCACTCTGTCTTGGTCTACTGTATAATTTATTTGGTTAGACATATTATATAAATATATCCAGAGTATAGAAAATGTCTCATATACCTATATTTATAAATAGGTTATTTGTAGTCTATGATTAAACTAAAAAACATACTCAAGGAGATAAAAGTAGTGGAAGACATAAACGCCGATGTACAAGACGAACCTCGGGTAAAATTCACTATGCCCCAAGTAGCCCAAGTTCAAACAGCAGAAAAGCCTGCAAAACAAAACACACCGTTTGTTAGTAAAGAACCAAATTTATCAAAAAAGGTAAAAGATACCACCTCGGATACGGAAATCATAAACGGAGCTGCTAACATAATATCAAAGTTTGAAAATAACCCAAACTATAAAAAAGGTGGGTTTGATAAAGCTACCGGTAAATGGTTTCCACACAAAAGTTTAGAAGGTGGAGCAGATACTATAGCATATGGACATAAAATATTATCCGGTGAAGATTTTAGTAAAGGACTAACTGACGCAGAAGCCAAAGAATTACTAAAATCTGATATATCAAAAAAACTAAAAGATGCTCGTAGACTCATCAAAGATTTTGATTCTTTGCCGGCTCAAGTAAAAATTGCTTCATTAAACGGATTGTTTCGTGGAGATCTTGGTCCAAAAACAATCGAATGGCTAAATAAGAGGAACTTTAAACAAGCCGCAAAAGAGTATCTGAACCACAAGGAATATAAAACTACATCAAACCAAGGTGTTGTAAAAAGAATGGACTGGAACGCTTCCATTTTTAGAAACGTATAATTTATAAAATTAATCTAGAGGCCAGTCTTTTGTATTTCCTTTTACGCTTTCAAGAAGTTTTTGTTTGTCTTTTGGTAATTTTGGGTTAAAATCTAGCCCTGTCTTTTGTTCAATATCTTCTATGCTTACAATATACTCGGGCAAATCTTCAACAGGAATCGGAGCGTTAGGAAACAGGAATGTAATGGATTTATTTGATTTAGCATCGATGACAATTTTCCATAGATAATCTGGAATACCAACTTTGTTATCGCCAATCGTTTTATAATCTTTATTGTAGATCGTACCGCTGATCACATAAAGATCTTTACCATTATCCACAACCCAATGTCTGACGCACGTTTCCAACTGCTTCCATATTCCACGATTGTTGTTTGGAACTTGAGGAACCATGTTGGTTAAAAAGAAACTTTCACTCATTGTGTCAGCGTTTAATGTAGAATCTCCGGCAGGTACAAGATGTCCACGGTCAAAGGGGTTTCCGGCATAGTCGCTCAATAAAGACTGGTGTTTTTCAGGAACCTCTGGGTCTGGGCGAAAGTCGTCTTTTCTTTTCGCGGGACCAGTTATTTTATCTTTTGTTGGGCGCTCTACCACATATTCGGCGGTTTTGGTGTCGTATCGATAGTGTATAGCATATATCTTTTTGATCAAATACTGATTGTTTTTGTTTATACTACTGATGGGAGCTCCGTTGATTACTATATCAGATGCCTTATCATCGATGGGGTTGGCAAAAACTAAAGTTAGCAAAGAAACAAATGTCAGTATATATGTGTGGATTTTTTTCATACGATTGTTAGGATAAATATAAAATTGCAATAAAAAAGACCCACCTTTCGGTGGGTCTTTTTGTTGTGAACGTTTATCCCGTTCTCTACGAAGATTAGACTTCGTTGAGGTGGCCGATTACGACCTTGCCATAGAACTCTGGACGGAGCATCTTCTTGGCATAACGTGTCATCACACCACGTCTTGGTGTGAAGTTCACTGGATCGTACACCAATGGTGTTTGGATCAGTGGGATGTATGGAGCGTATACAGCGCCGGTTTCGAGGAAGTTTGTTCCACGGAAACCAACCAACATGACGTTGTCGGTCATGTATGGGTTCTTGTAGACGGTCCAACGGTTGCTTAGAGCGCCAACCTTGGCAACACCCATTGCGAACTTGGCTTGATCGCCGTCCGTGTTGGTTGTGAAGCCAGGGATGCTTTCGATGATGGTAGCAACGTCTGGGGAGCAAACTAGGAAGTTTGCACCACCACGCAGGGTCAACTGGTGGATCTTGTTGCTGACCTTCTGGATTTTGTTACCCAAGGTTTGGAACCATGTGCTCTTGACATAAGCGGTACGGTTAGCAGCGGTGTCGGCAAAGTTGCCTGTAGCGCTGTTGTATTCTGTACCAATACGAGCTGACCAATATTCGGTTGTAGCCGAAGGAGCATTGGTGATCAACATATCAAGGATTTCGAGGTCGATTTCCATTGATACGTATTCAGATAGAAGAGCTGTTAGCTCAGCTTCTGCGTCAATGCTGTGGTAAGCGTTCAAGTCTTGAGCCAATTCTGGTGTCCAGACGGCCTTCAGCTTGCGTGTCTTAGCAACGATAGCTTCGCTCTTGAGTTCCAGATTTACTTCTGGGATTCCGATGTCGTTGGCGATACCGGTTGTGTTTGGTAGACCAGCACCCTTGTCTTCGAAGTCACCACGTGAATTGTCGGCTGGTTGAACGTGATATTCAACTAGCACGGTTTCGTTAGAAGCTAGTGCCGAAGCGGAAACAACGAAGTAAACATAGTTTCCAGATGTGGTTGTGAATGCTGGATAGAAATCAACGATTCCTGAACCAGATACGGTGAATGCACGAACGCCATTGGCGTCGAATTCTGTACCGGATAGATCAACGCGAACCTTACGAATGTCGCCAGATGCAGCTGAAGCGCTTAGTTCTGGAACGAAGTTTGCGTCGGACCAAGAAGCAGTTGTTACTGCCGAAACTTCCGAAGAAGATTGGTCGTTGATGGTGTATCCGAAGCGGCCTTGGCCATATAGACCGTTGGTTGCGCTGTCGGTTGAACCTAGCTTTGTTCCAGTTCCACCGAACAACGATTGACCGTTGAAGGCTGGCTTGCCGGCTTGAGCTGTACCATACTTGAAGTCTAGATAGAATACCAGACCAGATGGTAGGTTCATTGGTTGAACGCTGACGAATTCCTTAGCAGCGATTTCAGCGAAAACACGGCGAACCAATGGAAGAGCAACGCCTGCCCATTGTTCCGAGTTAGCTGAAGTACCTGTGCGGGTAGCTTCGTCGATTAGTTGTTTTGCTTGGTTTTCCAAGAGGATCGACATATGGGATTTTTCCATATCTGTGCTGATACCTTCTAGAAGACCAGTCTTTTCCCATTTGGAAACAAGTCCACGGGTTTCGGTCATGAGCTTAACCATTGGATTGGTTGTCTCAGTTAGTAATGATTTGATGTCTGACATAATTTTCCTTTATCTGAGTTTGATTGTTGATAGGTTATTTACGAATACCGGCGAGTTTCTTGAAGCGGTTGGCCATGTCGGCTCCTTCTGCAATTACTGCTGGTTTTGTCGGCTTGGTTGATGCAACTGCCTTAGAGGCCAATCCTTCGGTGATGGTCTTAACGGTAGCGGAAGCCTTGACTGGTTCTGCTGCCTTTTTAGCACCGAAATTAAACGATTCTGCCAATGTGGCGTAAACGATCTTGGCTTCACGAACCGACTTCGTGAGGTCAAATGACTCGATTACTTTGATTTTCTGCTCTCTGGTTAGGTTGGCTTGCTTGAACAATTTGTTCGCGTAGAGCAACTTTGCATTGAGCAGGTTAACTTCATTGATTCGGTCCCGTAGAAATTCAACTGCGCTACGGTATTCTGCAACTTCCTTCTTCAACGAAATATTTTCATTGATGACTGACTCGTCGGTTTTTTCCTTCTTGTCGTCGTCATCGTGTTTTTCGGACTTTTCAGCCTTTTCCTTTTGGTACTTGGCTAGACCAGGAGGAAGTTTGCCTTCATCGACTTTTTCGTCGTCGTGCTTTTCTTCCTTCTCTTCTTTGTCGTCTTCTTTTAGAAGTTCGTCAAGGTTGATTTCTTCGTCAACTTCTTCGGCTGCTGGAGCGGCTGCTTCCATAGGAGCGGCCATTTCTTCCATACCGCCAACTTCATTGACTGAAGCTTCTAGTTCCTTGAGTACTTCGTCCAGAGAAGCTTCATCGATTTCATCTTCGCCTTCTTTTAGGTTAGAAGAAGTTTGATCTTCTGCTTTCTTGGCTCCATCGGCCATTTCATTTCCTTGACCTTGTGGGTCTTGGGTCTTGTGGCCAGAAGTGGTTTTCTTGTAATCATCCGAAGCCTTGTGGCTTGAAGCAGCGGCCTTTGGCTCTCCTGCTGTAGATAATTTTTGAGCGTCAACGACCATGTTCTTACCTGGGTCTTCGGTCTTGTGACCCTTGGTGGTCTTCTTATAGTCATCAGAGGCCTTTTCGCCTTCTGTAACGTGTGATACGCCGTGTTGAGTGATATCAACATGTCCGGCGGATTCGGTTCCGCGAGCTTCTTCCATCTCTGCATCAGCGGCTTCCATAGGAGCTGCTGGTGCTGGAGGAGGAACTTCAGCTGCTGGGGCCGGTGCTGCGGCGTCAAGGGGAGCCGGGGCTGGTTCGACAGGAGCAACTTCCGCTTCTTCTTCCATGCCTTCAACTTCCTGACGTAGCTTTTCACTCAACATACTCTGTAGCTTTGGCGCAAATGCTTCTTCAAGAGCAGCTTTTGCGTTAGCCAGAGCAGTAGCGCGAACAGCCTTTGCGTCGGCGATTGCTTGCTTTAATAGATCTGACATAATAGTTTTATCCTTTTTGGTTGATGAAACTATTAGGAGTTTCAAATAAAAATTGAATCAAACGTTAGCATTAAACGATTAACGCATTTTTAGTTTGTGTATATAACTATATATAAAATAGAAAAACGATAGATTTTTTTATAAAAAAGCATAAAAAATGCGTCCACGTATATAT